CCAGACTTTTAAACGTGCGTCAGAGCACAGTATCCACATGGAAGGCACGAGAGACCTTAGATTTTGTACGTATCAAGCAACGTTTCCCACAAGTTGATGGAAATTGGCTGCTTACAGGGGAGGGGGACATGCTTTTACCTGAGGACAATAGTACTTCGGTAAATGTTAGTGGAAACCATAACAACCTACAGGGAATGCTTGTGAATAGCCAAAGTATCGATAAAAGCGAGCCTTTTTTGACTTCGGAGGCAGCATCCGACGTGGCTTTTTTGCAGAAAGAAAACGAGTATCTAAAGAAACTTATAGAAGAAAAAGAAAGACTTATAAAGGTCCTTTTGGGGGGACATTAGTACCCCAAAATGTAAAGAATCAATGTTATGTTTACAAGCAAAAGGCTATGAAAAAAGGGTTAATAAGGATTCCGAGTGTTACGGCAACGTTGCGCAAAATGGAGACGGGTGATAGTATCCGATTGGATTTTCAGAGCGTGTCTCCGCAAGGGCTGTATCAGGCGAAGAAGAGATTGAATGCTCAGACTGGCAAAGAAGAGTGGAAGAGTAGGGTAGTGACTGACGAACGTGGGCGGAAGTTTTACGAAGTGACTCGCAAGGTCGTGAGTGGTGATACGAAATAATACGAAAAAGTTATGACGACAGAGGAACCAAGAGTTGTCGACTCGGGCCGCTATGGCATGAGCGACGCGGCAAAGATTTTGGGCGTTGCGCGTTGCACTTTGCGGCGTTGGATATATGCCGGGCGCGTGAACGTAGGGTTCAGAAATCTGAACGGACGAATGTTTGTAACTGGTAAGGAATTAAAAAGAATTTGGAGCGAGCAGTTGTGACGCTGCAAGCGCAAGAGCAAGAAACAAAACGACAAAAGAGCCAAGCAGAAGCGCGAGCAGTTGTAATGCTGTGAGCGAAGCTTCAGGAGGCGGTCCTTGGGGTGTGTGCAGCGGCACATGTAGAACGGTTAGGGGCTGAATGCTGCAAGCGGTTGCGGTGTGCTGAATGGCGATGTTGATGAATGGCGAAAGAAACGAGGAAACGACAAAACGACAAAACAACAAAACAACAAAACAACAAACAAACTAAAAACGGAAAACGATATGGACATTTTAGATAAAGCACTGAGGGTAGCGAAGTGGGCGGCCTGTGCAGCCGTTGTGCTGATGGGTTTCTATTACGCCAGCCGTATGGATTATGAGGACGCGGTGTTGAACGAAATGAAGAACAACGGCACATATTACACGATGAGTCAGGAACACCCCGATTGGGACGAGAGCCACATGGTTGAGGTGTATGATGCTTTTAAGAAGCAACGCGATGAGGAAACGCGCCCCCTTCGTAAGCGTTACGACGGGCGCGACTGAAGGATTTGCAAATACGGGGTTAATGTGCGAATGTGCAAATGTGCAAATGGTCGCCTTTGGTGGCTGAATGTAGAACAAGATAAAAAAAACGAAACGAAATGGAAGAAGTAAGACTGAGAGAGACAGTACAAACGTATGAGCTAACGAGCCCTCACGGACTGGTGACGGTGGTGGTAATGTTTACGAGGTGGAAGCGTAAAATGGTGCTTTCGTGTGACTTCGTACCACTGGAGCAGCAGTCGCTCGTTGATGCGATAGACGCTAACTTCTATATAGAACGTATCACGAAGACGGGTGAAGGCGGCTGCCGCATTACGGTCACGCTGCGTGAGGACGAACGTAAGGCCGAAGCGCTTGAACTACTGGGCGACCTCTTTATAGAGCACGCCCTAGAACGATAACTACGATGCGCTCCACTGACGAGGATAAGAAGGTAAGCAACAGGTCGGGACCTTCAAAAAAACTTCGCATTCCCCCTCGCCCGAGTGGTGAGCGCGCACGACCACAAACGGGAATAGTTAGATGTGGTAAGAGTGTGTAAGACGGGAAAGGGTAGCCCCGTACAGGAGAAAGAACATAGGAATGCTTGCGCGGTTCGAGTCCGCGCCCCACTCCAGTATGATTTTTTAGATTAAAGGTTTAGTTTTTACAAAGTGTAACAAGCAGCCGGTGCGCAGTGGCGCATCATAACATTGTTCATTAATTGTCTTCCTAGATTTAATAGGATATGGCTGCGCGTGGCGCGTGAGCGTAGTGCGCAGCGCACTGGCGAACATAGGCGGCTAAACGGATAAGCCGCAAGGGAAATAACAGGGGCGGCACGAGGTCAAGTGTGAGTTCCATGATAGTTAATAGTATAAGAGTTTTTTAGAAAGGTAGCTTGCCTCTCCGCTCTGACGCTGACCCCCTTCTGGTCGTTACGTGGTTCGACTCCGCGGTTCGCCACTTCTATATATAAGGTGTAACCCAGCGGGGTAGGGTAATAAAGGGCCCTACCCCGCAGTGCGCCCCTAAGAAGTTGTAACGCTGTAATACAGTAACAATACTAACTCTATACTATTAACACAATGATAAAAACGGAAAAGATCTACGCTGCTACCAATCGCGGCCTGGACGTAATACTCCACTATTACCCCCAGGCGCGTGAGGTGGTCGGCACGAAGAACAAGTTTAAGGTACGGCCGAATGAGAAGACCGCCAGCGCGTGTCTCTACCTGCGCAAAGGTCAGGACGGCAGCGAAGTGTGGACCGTGACCGACTTCGGTGACGATGGCCACTCCCTCAGCCCGATAGACATCTGCATGAAGGAGGAAGGCATCACGCGGTTCTACGAAGCCGTACTGAAGTTGGCTGCCCTCTTCGACATACGTGACGAGCTCGACCGCTCCATTAATAAGCCAGAGATAAAGAAGCGCCCCGCTACAGATGAGGAGAAAGAAGGCACGCGCGTATTCTCCCTGCTGCCAGAGATACCCGAGGCGCACCTTCAGGTGTTAGGTCCTCGCGTAAAGCGAGAACACATAGAGGCGCTCCACTGGTACGAGGCCGAATACGTGGGCTACGTCAAAAACCGCGAAGTCGTGCTGAAGTACTCCACCGACAATTACCCGATATTCATGCGAGAGTGCATCGTTGAGGGCGAAGGCAGCGAAGATGACAAGACCTTTTACAAGATATACGAGCCGATGAACCCCGATAAAGGGTTCCGCTTCTCCTACACCCCCGCCGGGGTAAAACCGAAGGAATACATCAACGGCCTGCGCGAGCTCAAGAAACAGTACCGCACGCTGAACGCTCAGCGCGAGGCCGACTTCTACAACGATCCCTCCAACGAGGGCAAACCCTATCGGGCGAAGAAGATAACGGAAGCCTTCATTTGCTCTGGTGAGCGTGATGCCCTCTGCTGTCGCTCAATGGGTTACTCCCCCTTGTGGTTCAACTCCGAGACGTACCGCCTAAGCGAGCACGAGTACAAAGAAATCATGAAGTATGTTGAGACCCTCTACAACATACCCGACATTGACTCGACTGGCGTACGTAAGGGCACGGAACTCGCGCTGCAGTTCATCGACATACACACCGTATGGCTGCCCGAGCGGCTGCGCGACTTTCGTGACAATCGCGGCAAGCGGCGCAAGGACCTCAAAGACTGGATGGAACTCCGCGACCGCCATAGCGACTTCCGCGGCCTAATGGAGTTGGCGATGCCGGCCAAGTTCTGGACCGAAAGAGAAAACCAAAAGACCGGGGCGAAAATATACGACATCGATACCGACTGCTTGTATAACTTCCTACGCCTAAACGGCTTCTACACGCTCCACGATGACAACATCAAAGAAGCGCGCTACATCCACGTTGACGGCAACATTGTGCGCGAAGTCAAGGCCAAGGACCTACGGCGCTTTGTCGCTCAGTGGGCGCAAGAGCAATGCCTGCCGCGCCCTGTGCGCAACCTCATCTATAACAGTCCGCGCCTTGCCGACTCCGCACTTGACAACCTGAAGGAAGTCAGCCTCGACTTTACCAACTACACCCCGACCACGCAGTTATTCTTCTTCCCGGGCAAGACGATCGAAGCCACGCCCGATGGCCTTGTCGAGCACTTAGGCGGAGACGGCAGCCTCAGTCACTACGTATGGGAAGAAAACGTACTGCCCCACCGCATCAAACTACTTCCCCCCATGTTTGCCGTAAAGCGCGCCAACACCGTAGACGGCACCCCCCGCTTTGAAATCACCATTAACGACAGCGAGAGCAGTCCCCTATTTGGCTACGTAATCAACACGAGCCGCACCCACTGGCGCAAGGAGCTGGAGTACAACTTTGCCGACAAGGATAGCGAGGAAGCTGAACGGTACAAGCAGACCCACCGCTTTACGATCGACGGAGAAGGCCTTGACGAGAAAGAGCGCCAAGAGCAGCAGTTAAACTTGGTGAGCAAGCTCTTTACAATCGGCTACATGCTCCACCACTACAAGTCCCCCTCACGCGCGTGGGCACCTATGGCAATGGACAACAAGATAGGCGAGGACGGTGAGTGCAACGGCCGCAGCGGTAAATCGTTCCTCTTCAAAGCTTTATCCCTCTTTATGAAGACGGTAAAGCTCAGCGGCCGCAACGCAAAGCTCATGGACAACCCCCACGTATTCGACCAAGTGACGCAGCACACCGACTTCGTGCTCGTAGATGACTGCGACCGCCACTTGTCGACCGAACAGTTCTACGACCTAATAACGAGCGACATGACGGTCAACCCGAAGAACAATCAGTCCTACACCATACCCTTCGACCAAAGTCCCAAGTTCGGATTTACGACAAACTACGTGCCGCGCGACTTCGATGCCTCCACCGAGGCGCGCTTGCTTTACCTCGTATTCAGTGACTACTACCACCAGCGCACCGAAAGCAATGACTACCTCGAGACGCGTTCGATCCGTGACGACTTCGGGCGCGACCTGATAAGCTCGACCTACCCCGAAGAGATGTGGAACGCTGACATCAACTTCTTCATGCAGTGCACCCACTTCTACCTCTCGCTCTGTCAGGAAAGCATCAAGCCGATGCCGCCCATGGGCAACATCTTGAAACGCAAGTTTAAAGCCGATATGGGTACCAACTTCGAGGAGTGGGCCAACGTCTACTTCGCTGAAGACGGTGACCACCTTGACACGTTTGTCGTGCGCCGTGAAGCTTACGAAGACTTCATTGACGAAGCGAAGGTCAACAAGAACTTCTACACGATGAACAAGTTCACGAAGGCCCTTCGCTCCTTCGTTGCCCTCTGCCCCTGGGTAGCGGATTATAACCCGAAAGACCTTCAGAACTCACAAGGCCGCATATCTCGCCGCATTGAGGGCAAGAGTGAGGACATGATATACCTCCGCTCCACCAAGGCCCTTGCCAATCGCGAAGCCATTGAGCAGAGCGAACACCTGAAGGAAGGCGCGGAGTTTGTGCCAGACGTGAAGGAAGCGGAGTTCCCGTTTTGAGATTAGTTTTTAGTTTTGAGGTTATCGCTTAAGTTTTTAGTTTTTAGGTTATGAGGTTATAAAGTTACCTTTTTGTGACCGCGTTATATAAACTAACTTTATAACCTCATAACCTAAAAACTAAAAACTTAAACGATAACCTCAAAACAAAAACAAAAAAACGTCCAGCGCGGGTTGCAGCACTGGACGGTACAAACGAGAATGAAAGGAACGCTTACTAATCAAATAAGCAAAGCAAAATAACGACGGAGTTCATTTAACTCAAATCTTTACGTTGTGAAGATACAAACCCCTAACGACATGGCCAACAAAATCGAACTAAAAGCGCTCCACCTGAAGGATGCGTTGAAACTCTTAGAAGACGGTGAGCCTCACTCGCTGCGCGTATGGAAGCTCTCCACGGGTGACATACTCCACTATAAGGACGCTCGCTGTATAGGCGGCCACAAGCGCCGCGGCACGCACCGCGTGAAGTTGCCCGCCTCTACGCTCATCCGTGAGTTTCGTGACGTGACGCTGCACGAGATAGACGGACTTGAGGTGTACTGGTAGGGCGCGCGCTGCGCTGCGAATGTGCAAATGTGAGAATGTGCAAATGTGCAAATGGTCGCCTTTACTCGCTGCGTCTAAACTCATTCAACTTATTCAACTTATTAAACTCCCCCCCCCCTATTACCATGAACGTCCCCGACGAATGGCTAACGCTCAGCGGATTTCACCGCCTATGGCACGAGAGCGAAGCGTTCCGCGCCTTTGCGCTGAAGGCCTATGCCTACCTCTGTACGATGCCCGTAGGTCGCGGCTGCACCTTCGAGCGCTACGAGGGTGAACGGCTGGAGTGGTGCATACGCACCGCAGCGGCCTTTCTCTTAGAGGGCGACAACTGGCGGTACTACGAACTCAGTGACGATCGCCTCACCGTATGGCATAAGCATAAGGAGCCGCCCCTCATCTTACAGCGACCCGTAAATCAACTATTAAATAACCATTGACAAGTTAACGAGTTAACAAGTTAACGTGTAAGTTACTCCTTCAACTAAAAGAACAAACCTACCCGTCAACTCGTTAACCCGTTAACTTGTCAACTAAAAACAAAAAACAAAGACAATGAAAGCGAAAGAACAATTTGCCACGAGTCAGGACGAACTCTTACTGATACAAAAGTGGATAGAGCGCCGCCCCAATGGCTCGCTGCGCTATCCGTTGGCCGTCAAGGCTCACCTTGCGGCCATTATGGAAGTCGCCCCTTGGGCGCTCCACCCGAAAGAAATAGAACGATTTACTAACCATAACCGACAACAACAATGATCAACCACCTCTTTGCGCGCCCTCAAGACGTTGAGGGCAGCGCCTTCCACCTCGACCTGCTGCGCGAGTTAGAGCCCGCAGGCGATTACACCGTAGAGTTCCGCCGCATGGACTCCCTGTGGCACACTCGCAGCGAGCGGCCTCGCCCCTCGTCCGATACGCTACTGATATGGCACTACGGCACTTGCCCCACCTTCATCACCACCACGGTCTACGACCCCGACATAGACTGGGCGCGCTACTGCGAAATATTCAGCGTAGAACGTTGGGCCTACCTTTACGACCTTCTACCCTATAGTATGACCATTCAAACCGAAGACTGACAACAATGAGCACAACCTTAATATTACTTTGCGCCTGGACCGCTCTGGGTATGGGCGTGACCTTCTTTATCTTCTACCGTTGGGACTACCTCAACGGCCGCGACAAAGTATTTGACAATATGGAACGAGAGTCACGACATTTATAAATCAGGCTACGACAAAGGCAAAGAAGTAGGCTACACCAAGGGCCGCGCTGAAGGCTATGAGGACGGCCGCCGCTATGAGGCCATAACGCACCATACCCAGTTGGAGCTTGAGAAGCTGCTGGAGAAGGAGACTAAGCAGTAAGAAGGAGCGCCCCCTCATCTGTGGGGCACCCATTTGGCGCATTACGTCTCAGTGCCACGGGGTAAAATCCGACAAATAGAACAATTTGCCCACTGTCGGCCGCTCAGCGTTCCTCCTCCCCTTGTAATTTTGTACTTTTTTTTTGTAATTTTGTATCACAAGTTTACAAAGAGAAGAAAAGTATTGAAAATCAAGAGAAAAGTAAAGAGAAAGAGTGATACAAAAATGCGATACATTTTTGATACAATTTTGCGAGAAATGTATCATGATCAAAAATGTATCACTTCGGGAGGGGGCGTTACATTTTACTTTTCGCTCTAAAAAAAGTGTATCGCCTTTTAAGAAAAAATGTAACGTTTGATAATCAAGGAGTTACGATATAAAATTACAGCGTTACAAAATTACAGAAAAAAAGTGCGAAATCAGACCCCACCGCAGTCACAAGGACAAAACGCCCCCACGCCCTCCGCCCCTCGTCACCTTGCAAACCGACAAAAAGAACACTCTACCGCCCGTGAAAGACATCACCCTCCAAATCTACCTCCGCCCCCACCTCGCAGCGTGGCTCCGCACCCGCTGGGGCAACCCTGTGCGCTTTCCGGTGCGCAGTTACGAGAACATGTTGCTCCACTTCCTCGTCACCCGTGGGCGCTGCGCCCCCTGCCCCCTCTCGCCCCCTGAAGCAGAGAAGGAGCGCGTGAGCATCGTCCTGACCGACTGCGCTCACCGTAGGCCGGAGTACTACCACCACCTGACGCGCCGCGCATCATTGGACTTCGCTCGCGAGCTCGAGCGACAGTTTCGGCTACAGCTGTGGCAAGAGTGTTCACCCCTGCTGCTGCAGCGCTCAGGCCTTAACAGTGGCCTCGAGCGGTGGTGCCAACGTCAAGGCATCAAGGTCGAACACCGTGAAGGCGTGCGGCAAAAGTTCTACCGCATGCGTAAAATATACGATGCGGACCGCGAAAACGAGCCAAAACGCAGCCATTATAGCGGCAAAAAATGAACGCGCGCGCGGTGCGCCGCGCACCGTGCGAATGTGTGAATGTGAGAATGTGCAAATGTGCAAATGTGAGAATAATTAAATGCATTAATAACTCAGTAAGTAAAGGCGACCATTTGCACATTTGCACATTCTCACATTTGCACATTCGCCTCACATTAACCCTTTATATAATTATGGAAAAGGAAGTCTACTTCAACCGCATGCAGCGCGAGGTGTGCGCCATTGATGCCCACACCAACGTAATCGTGGCCGGCCGTGGTACAGGTAAGTCCATGCTTCACGCCTACCTCAACCTGCGCAACTTTCAGCAGATGCCCCGCAGCACGACCGCCTTCGTCTGCCCCACCGCAATCAGGGCCAAGACCAACACGCTGCCCAGTATGTTCCAACATTGGGAAGACTGGGGCTATCACCGTGGCATACATTGGGACATCGGCCACCGCCCCCCGCGCGCCCTCGGTTGGCCGCAGCCACTGATCGTGCCCGAAAGTTGGGAAAACATCATCACCTTCTACACCGGTGCCATTGGTCAGATTATCTCGCAAGACCGCGTTGGCACCTCCAATAGTAAGTCGTTTGACTACATCGACATAGACGAGGCCAAGTTCGTAGACTTCGAGCGGCTGAAAGACGAGACCTTCCCCGCCAATCGAGGCCAGCAGCGCGAGTTTGGCGACCTCCCATTCCACCACGGCATGCTGGTCACGAGCGATATGCCCGTGACGAAGAAGGGGTCGTGGTTCATGCGCTATGAGCAAGACAGCGACCGCGAACTCATCACAACCATCGAAGCCCTCGTGGCTGATGAACTGCAGACCCGACAACGCATCGCCACGGGCGACCAGACAGAGTACCTCCCTCGCCACCTGCGCGAGGTGCAAGCCATACTGGCCAAGCTCAGAAGGCGCGCCACCCTCTTCCGCCGGTACTCATCGCTCACCAATATAGAAGTACTGGGCGAGGCATGGGTTAGGCAGATGCGAAGGGACCTGCCCCCCATGGTGTTCCGCACCAGCATACTCTGCCAGCCCGTGTCCATACTAAAGGACGGCTTCTACTCCTCGATGCAGGAGAGCCACAAGTACTCCGCCACCGACTACCACCAGATCGATGCCGCCGGCTACGACTTCCAACGCGTCAAGGAAGCCGCCTCCGCCTGTGGGCGCGATGCCGACATACAGCGGTCGCACCCCCTCTGCATCGCCTTCGACTACAACAACAATATCAACTGGCTCGTAGTCGGGCAACCTGATGAAGACCGCAAGCGCCTGAACGTACTGAAGTCCTTCTTCGTCAAGTTTGAGCGCAAGCTGCCCGAACTCGTTGCGGACTTCTGCCAGTACTACGAAGCGCTGCCACTACACGAGGTATTATTTTACTACGACTCCACCGCCCTCGGCTCCAACTATGCCGTCAACTCCGAAGACTTCAGGTGGGTCATCATCCACGAACTGCAACTCCACGGCTGGCGCGTGCGCCCCGTCTATATTGGTCAGCCTATGAAGCACATAGAGAAGTACCTGCTCATCAACCGCGGCTTCGCGGGCCGTGCTCGCCTGATGCCCTTCATCAACGAGGCCAACAACGAGGCGCTGCTCGTATCCATACAGACGGCTGGCGTATACAATGGTAAGAAGGACAAGCGAGGCGAGAAGCTCGCCGAAACGGAGGAGGACAAACTCGAAAGCCGCACCGACGGATCCGACGCATTCGACACGCTCTACATCGGCTGCGAGCGGTTTCCACAGCAGGCCACGTTGTTGGCCGTGACGGGGGGAGGATAATGTGCAAATGTGAGAATGTGCAAATGTGCAAATGGTCGCCTTAACTTACTGAGTTATTAAGGCTTCATTCAATCATTTGCACATTATCACATTCTCACATTTGCACATTGGAGCGGGGCGCGAGCGCCCCGCTCCCCCCGCATATACCGCCTCGGGGGGTGCCCCCGGCAGCGGGTCAGGGCGTAGGGCGATGGGGGGTCGAAAAGGTGAGAAACCGCATAAATTTTCGGCCGGGGTAGGGCAGCCACCGCCTAAAATAGCGAAAACGCCCCCAATCAACTCCGCAAAGGTGGAAACGCGGGTGAAATGTGCAAATGTGAGAATGTGCAAATGATTGAATGCCTTAATAACTCAGCAAGTAAAGGCGACCATTTGCACATTTGCACATTCTCACATTTGCACATTAATCAAGCATTTTCACATTCGCCCAACGGGCGCGCTTTTTGTCTTTTGTTCACGGACTTTTCGAGCGTACTTTTGCCAGTATAAAGATGTGCGGCGGCTCCCCTCACGCAGCCACCAAAGCATAATCCAATCATTTGCACATTTGCACATTCTCACATTTGCACATTCACCAAGCATTCTCACATTAACTACATGGCACGTACCTACAACATCGACATCGACTCCTACATCGGCTACCCTATCAGTAAGGGCTACGTGAGCGCGAAGCTCAAGCCCCTACAGGGCAAGCCCTGTGCCGTCCGCATCAACTCCTACGGCGGCGACGTGATGACCGCGCTCGACATACGCCAGCAGTTCATCGACCACGGCCAAGTCACCGCCTACATCATGGGTATGACCGCCAGCGCAGCCACTATCCTCGCTATGGGCGCGAAGAAGGTCGTGATGAGCCGCTACGCCCTGATGCTCGTCCACCCCTGCTCCAACCTCGTCGCCACCTTCTCGTACTACAACCACGATGAGCTCGAACGCGTCATCGAGAGCTTGCGCAAGCTGCAGAGCGATATGGCCACCATCGACAGCGTGATAGCCTCTATCTATGCCGACAAGTCCGGGCGCGAGGGCAAAGATATGGCCGCCCTCATGCAAGAGGAGCGCTGGATAACGGCCGAAGAGGCACTGAAGTACGGACTGATAGACGCTATCGACGAAGATGACGACCTCAGCGCCGCACCCGCCAAGATGACCAACGCAGAGCGCGAACACTTCATGGCCTGCGGACTGCCCCTCCCTGAAGCCCCAACACACAAAATCGAAGATAAAATGAGCGGAAACGTACAAAAATCCGACGATAACGCGCCCGAAGCCGCCACCGCCGCCCCCGCTATCGCCGCAGAAAATGTTATCAAAAATGATAACAACTCCGCAACCGCCCCCACTAGCACGGCCGAAAATGGCGCAGAAGGAGAAAAGGTTAGCGTAATAGACCAATTAATTAGCGTAATACACAACTTCTTTAAATCCACAGGCGCACCCGAAACGGCCGAAAATTCGACCAAAACAGTAGAAAACGAAACCAACAACACACCCACAACCATGAACGAGACTAAACTCTCCCCCGTCAATCTCTGCAAGGTGCTCGCGCTCGAAAGCCTGAGCGTAGATGCCGCAACGGGCAACATCAACCTCACCACGCAGCAGGTAGAAGGCATCGACACCTACATCAAGGAAGCGATCGACCAAATCACACAACTAAAGGCCGAAAAGGCCGACATTGAGAAGACGATCAACGAGGCCGACGGAGCCACCACCACGCAGGCTATGCCCACGAATGAGGCAGCCGAAGACAACGCCATTCCTGGTGCTGAAGCAGTTGACTTCTTCAGCAAGTTCAAGGGGCTCATTGGTTGACGAGTTAACGAGTAAGTTACTTTTGTTAGCTCGTTACCCCGTCAACTAAAGAAACCAACCCTACCCGTTAACTCGTCAACTCGTTAACTAAAAAAAACCACATGGCAAAATCAATCACCACCCTCGGCGCTTTACAGAAGAGCGCCACTCAGTACGAGAAAGAACTTCTCATCATGCCCACCATAGCAGCGGGCGCAACCCTCCAACACATGACCGGCATGCCCGGTCTCAAAGGTGACGTAGTACTCGGCCAACTCGATGGCGATGCTGAAATCGGACCCTACAAGAGCACGCGCTCAGCACAGGGCAGCTTCAAGATCACGCCACGCGAACTTGAAATCTTCCTTGGCAACTGCGCTTACTCCTTCGACCCCAATGACGTATGGGGCACAATCTATGGCAGCCTCGTAGCACAAGGCGAGTCGCTGAAGACGGTCGACGTGAATAAGTACATCCTCATGTTCGTAGCCGGCAAGTTGGGCAAGAAGCTCAACCAATCACTCTGGAGCGCTAAGCGCAACGCATCGGGCGACACTACGAAAGACCTCTTCAACGGCTTCGACACCATTACCGAAATAGAGCAGAAGGCTGGCAACCTCGCCACCGACAAGAGCAACTACCTCGAACTCGCTGCCGCTATCACCTCAGCCAACGCCATCGACACCTTCCAGCAAATCTACGATACCGCTGACGATGAACTGCAAGGTCAGGCCGTCAAGATCTATTGCTCAAAGGACGTATATAACGCCTACAACCGCAACTACCAACTTCTCCACGGCGCTCTGCCCTACAACACTGAGTACAAGAAGACCTTCCTCGAAGGTACCGACAACTTGTGGGAGTTCTGCCCATTGGTATCAAAGAAAGGCTCCAACTACATCCACATCGCCCCACAGAGCAACATGGTCTACGGCTACGGCGCAGGCGACAACCCCGGCGAAGTGCTCAACATCGAGAAGTACTCAAGCTGGCAGCTCACCCTTGAAGCCGCTATGGCCTTCGGTGTACAGTTCCGCACGCTCAGCCCTGAGCAATTGTTAGTAGCAAAGCTCAAGGCAGCAGAGTAGGAGCCTCTCCCCCCGTCCCCCTCCCCGACCGGGGAGGGGGCGAAGGTTACCTTTTGTGGGTAAGACCTTAGGCATCCATTCATAAGAGAAATATATATATATATTAACCATTAAATAAAAGAGCCAATTTTCCCCCCAGCTGTAAGTTGCCAAAGGAAGGTAACTTTCGCCCCCTCCCCGGTCGGGGGGGACGGGGGAGAGGCCCCAATACTATTATGGCAGCATCATTACCCATCAACTCACCCTGCGGCACCGCCGCTCCATTCGATAGCCTACGCTTTTGCGCAGGTCAAAGAGTAATACCCGGCATTCGCCACGCAGTATACTACATCGACAAGGAGAACATTCTCTCATGGCCCACACTCCCCGCAGAGACGACCGCCAGCGTCACCCTCGCCAAGCTCGCCACCTACGACGGCAACTTCACCCTCAAGGCTGACGCAAAGTGGAAACGCATCGACCTCGCCACCAACAAGGGCAACGTCGAGTGGGAGACGCAAGGCGAACGCCCTTCATGCACCTTCCTCAATAAGCTCACCGCCTCTCACCCTGGCACGGCCGCTGAAGCAGCCGGCTTCTGCCGTCTGGCTCAGAATTCCGACCTCGTATTCTTAGTACAGCAGCGCGATGGCCGTTTCCGCGTATTGGGCAACGAAATGTTCGAGACCATCGTCAAGCCCAAGGGCAGCCTTGGTGAAGGCACCAGCACGAACGCCTCGACCGACATCGAAATCGAAGTCACCGACATCGTACCCGCCCCCTTCTACCCCGGCGACATTGATACAGCCGACGACGGCAAGATCAGTGGCGAGACAGGAAAGGCCGCGGCGTGAGCACTTTTGGAGTTAACGAGTTAACGAGTTAACAGGTAAGTTACTTTTGTTAGCTCGTCACCTAAAAGACAAACTTACTCGTCAACTCGTTAACTCGTTAACTCGTCAACAAAAAGACCTATGTTAGACAACGCATTTACCCAAGAGCTACAGCAGTGGGTCAACACCCCTGATGCAGAGCGCGACCTCGCCCAAGGAGCCTTACTCCTCTACCGCATCACGGCCAACGCCTACACCTATCAGCAAGCACTCGCGCGCCCTGAAGCCTACGCCGCCACGCTCGACCACGAACTCAAGAAGCACCTTGCCATTCGCCTTGACGGCCTCACCCGACAGGAAGTGGCCCACATCGAGCAAGAAGCCATGCCCCGCATCGCTCAGACGCTCGAAGCGTCCGCCCCCGTCATCACGACTGACGCAGAGCAAGATGCCCCCCACCACGTAGGCCGCCGCAAGGATCACGACAAGTTGCCCCAAGACGTTCAAGACCTCTACACCCAGAATGGTGAAATCTTCCGCAAGATGAAGCTCCTCTTCAATCAACTTAAAGCAATGAGCGCCGCCCAACCTTGCGACCGCTACGAACTCCTCAAGCAACTCCGCGCAGCCGACGACAAGTATCGCGCCAACTGGCAGAAGTACGATGAGTATAAAGGTTAAAGGGTTATGAGGTTAGTTTTTAGTTTTGAGGTTATGAGGTTATAAAGTTGTTTGGATGTTTGAGGTTATGAGGTTAAAAAGTAACCTCAACCTCGCGCCGCCACTCGCCTCCAAACCTCGCGCTTTCCAGTCCTACGTAACGCGTGCTTTCCAGCACGCGCGTCCACAAAACTCATTAAACTCATTAAACTTATTAAACTCCCCTCCCCATGGACAAGTCCCTCGTTGACCGCGCGCAGAAGTACCTCTTCGCCTCAGTCGAAGAAATGGAGCAGGCAAGTCTGACGAGCGTCATGCGCGCGCGCATCGTCCGCCTGCGCGAGATGTACACCTACTGGCTGCAGAACCCTCGCCTCGTCGACAAGGACATCGTCGACCAACTACAGCAGCGCCACCAGATAGGCCTTTCACAAGCCTACGAAGACGTGCGCGTACTCAAAGTATGCCTCGGCAACCTCGGCCGCCTCACCAAAGACTATGACCGCTACCTCTTCCGCCTCCGCTGCGAAGAAGGCTGGGGCATGGCACGCGCGCGCTCCGATGTAAAAGCCTTCGCAGCCGTAACGGCCGCCTACCTCAAAGGCACCCAGCTCGACAAAGAAGACTCAGCCGCCCCCGACTACAGCGTAATAGTCCCGCAGACGTTCACCATCACGGCCGACCCAACGGCAGCAGGGTTCACCCCCGTCCCCGGCATATTGGAGAAGGCCAAGAAACTCGAAGCAAGATATTTACAAGAGATCGAACCTGAAGCGCCCGACCCCCAACCCTGATAATGTGCAAATGTGAGAATGTGCAAATGTGCAAATGGTCGCCTTTGTACGCTCATTATTAAAACATTAACCCCGCATTCGCACATTTGCACATTTCCCAAGCATTTGCACATTAAAAAAAATCCCATGCCCTACCACGTAACCCACCTCGAGCGCACCCCCCTCTACCACATGCACCGCCTCATACCCGACACCAGTGGCCTCACCGCCTACTTCTGTGAGGAAGTACTGTGGCACCCCCTCTGCACCGTCGGCCTCCCCTCGCTCGAAGTCACTGACGAAGTCACCAACGGCGTGCGCCTCTTTACCTCAAAGCTCACCTACACCCGTGCCACACGTCCCGCCCCAGAAGCGCAGCCCTATGCCTATCGCCTTACCCTCGCTAATGGCGTGCAATTAATTCTCGGCCTCTACATGCGCCCCTACCCCGTATCCACCATTACCGACAGCCACGAAGAAAAAGCCACAGGCCGCGCCTCCTGCACCGTACAAGTAGAACTCAAAAACGCCCCCTACGGACCACTCCGACTGCTGGAGTAGGGGAAGTTTAATAAGTTGAATAAGTTGAATGAGTTTAGACGCAGCGAGTAAAGGCGACCATTTGCACATTCTCACATTCTCACATTCACACCCCATGGACATCACCTCACTCAAGCAGCAAGCCACCACCATACGCGATGAGCGCGAGCGCTCAGCCAACTCCGCCACCCGCGTAGGCCACGCCCTCCTCGACACCGTCAACGCCATCGAAGAGAACGCCACCAACATCGACACCAACAAAGCCAACATCGCCTCCAACAAGTCCGCTATCGCCAAGTTGCAAGCCTTCTACCATGGCGACCTCGGCAACTACGACTCATGGACCGAAGCCACCGCGCGTCTCGACCTCATGGCCACCGACAGCAGCGGCAATGGCCAGTATCAGATCAGCGTCGGTGCAATCCCCTTCATCGTCAACTTCGTCCTGCTCAACACCTCCGCCCAGATCTTCTTCCAATCCATAATCGGCTCCGCCCGAATAGGTTCAGACGGCACCCTCACCACCACCCACGGCATCGCCGTCAACATCTTCTCCCGCACCTACGCCTCAGGCCAATGGGGCGCGTGGACAAGGCTCGCAGCAGTGAGCGAAGTGCCAACACCGCAAACAGCCTGCGCCGGTACCAACAAAAACTACATTTACCAAGACGTCAAGGACAGCAAGAAGTACGTACTCACTGGCGTTGGGAAAGCATTTCAGAATGGTGGTATATTGAAACTCAGCTACAAGCTATGGGGGTGCGATAACTACGGCTACGACGACGGAATGAGCAAGACCGTATACTTCCCACAAGTCACTTCAGGCGCTGACGGAGCAATGAGCCACAGCGTCTACGGCCGTTTGCTCAACCATTCTATATACGAAGGTCCAACCACTAAAACTGCGGTACATATCAATTACACCAACTTTACTGAAGCGGGCAACAAAACATTCTCAATCGGCGCAGCCACCACCGCAAAGGCCGGCTGCATGACCGTGGCCCACGTCAACGCACTCAACTCCCTATCAAGCCACATCGTTGACCTCGGCGACTTCGCGAATGAAGATGAAGCGCTGAAGAAGATAGGGCAGTTAGGAATATGCAACAATCGCAACCTTGTACACGCCCACCTCACCTACAACGCTGAAAACTCATCGGCCAAGACCACACTCATACTCATACAGAGTATAGAAGGCTCGAAGTGCCGCCAGTATATTTTTAATAAACGACAAGTCTACACCCGCTTAATCCACTTCACAGATGAAAGTTTATCGGAGCATGAATTTACTGAAGACTTTACCTTCATGTTCCCCGACCGCCTCGTTTGGAGCGACAGTCAGCACGGTTACTTAATGAGCCAATTTGGCTCAGACCCATTTGGCAAAGATTATACCGACCCCATCCCCCTTGCCACCTCCACCGCTGCCGGCCTCATGTCCAAAGAAGACTACGCCCTCCTCCAGAAGATAAAATCCCAACTCAATCTATAGACCGCGCAAATGGGGGGCGACGCCATCGTGGTTTTTTTCAGCAGCCTCGTCCCCGCGTCGGCATTTGCACATTCTCACATTTGCACATTCCCCAAGTATTAAGACATTAATCCCCATTCGCACATTTGCACATTCTCACATTTGCACATTGCGAATGCAAGCATTCGCCCCTCCCATGACCCGCGACACCCGAACCACCTACCAAGTCTACTCCGCCATAGCCATGCTATTTGCCGGCGTAGCCCTCAGCGTAGCCGGATTTTGTCTCCCCCCAGTAGGCGAGATTTCCGACTCCGTGCTCTACTTCTTTGCTCAGTGCCTAATCTATGCCGGCTCCATATTCGGCGTAAGCATCTACGTACAAAGCAAGTTCAAAGAACTCAAGAGCGAACTCGAGGAAAGAAAATAACAAAGTTTGGAGTTTGGAGGTTATGAGGTTATAAAGTTACCTTTTTGTGACCGCGTTATATAAACTAACTTTATAACCTCATAACCTCCAAACTCCAAACGATAATCCCCAAACTCCCCCATGCAAGTAAAATACCTCATCGTCCACTGCACCGCCACCGCCGAAGGCAAAGACTTTCGCGCCGCTGACGTTGACCGCTGGCACCGCGCCCAAGGTTGGGACGGTATCGGCTACCACTACCTCATCGACCTCGACGGCACCATCGAAACCGGCCGCCCCGAACACCGCCCCGGAGCCCACTGCGCCGGCCTTAACTCCATATCACTCGGCATCTGCTACGTAGGCGGCCTCGCCACCGACGGACGCACCCCCAAAGACACCCGCACCACCGCCCAAATAGCCGCCCTACGCGCCCTCCTCACCCGCCTCAAGAAGAAGTACCCAACGGCCCGAATAGTCAGCCACCACCACTTCAACAAGCACAAAGCCTGCCCCTCATTCGATGCCGACCACGAATATTCCGACCTATGAAACCACACCTCGTATTCATATTATTATTATTAACTTTGCTACTAACGGCCGCCCTGCAGAGCTGTCGCAGCGTGCGATACGTCACCCTCCCCACCGTGAGCCGCGACACCGTGCGCATAATGAGCCGCAGTCACGACACCCTCATCACCCGTGACACCTTCCTCCTCGACCGCTACCGACAGGGCGACACCGTCTACATCACACGCAACGTCACCCACTATCGCGACCGCGTCACCTTACGCCACGACACCATCTACCGCGCCAAGACGGACACCGTCTCCGTACCCGTAGAAGTCACAAAGTACAAAACAAAATCAACCTCACCCATTATGAAACTCGCCATCATCATCGCAGCCATCGTACTCATCACCCTCTACGTTCACCGCGAGCAAAACAAGAATTGATAAATGTGCAAATGACCAGAAAGTATCGTTAATCGTTTGCACGCACGACAAAACGCAGCAAGTAAAGGCGACCATTTGCACATTTCCAAAGCATTTGCACATTCCCAAAGCATTTGCACATTCCCAAAGCATTTGCACATTCTCACATTTGCACATTTGCACATTTTCCCCCCCCATGTCCTTCCTCTTCCCCTACGAGCTCGACCGCATCATCCTCCGCAATCGCACCGCCGACACCAGCGTCCGACTCAGCCTCAATGGCCAAACCATACTCACCGCCCCCCTCACCCCCGACGCCATCGGCCTTATCACCCTCACCGACCTCGGACGCTACCTCTCCGACTGCGTCGAGCAAGCACGCGAGCAGTCCAAATACCCCAACTCATTCCTCACCCACACCCTACAGCTCTACGTCGACGACACCCTACAGACCACCTACACCCTACGCCCCTGCCGCAGCCGCATGCGCCGCAAGGCTGCAGAGCTCATGCCCACCATGTTCCTCACCATGGCATCAGGAGATACCAAACTGTTACCCCCCACAGCCGAAGACGAAAACCTCTACCTACTATCTGACGAGACGAGCGGAGCCTACACTTACACCACCCACCACTACTGGCGCAACACCCTCACCAATCAAATCCGCCGCACCGACTTCACCTACACCGGCATCGCCAATCCCGGCCAAGTCGTACACATACCCATCGACCCCAGCGGCCGCGGCGACGAGCCCGACCAATCCACCCAGTGGCAACTCCTCCGCATCGAAGTCGAAAGCGCTGCCCGCCGCATCACCTACCAGATCTCCCCCGACGGCCTCACGCAAGCCGACATCACCACACTCCAGTTCTGTAACTCCTTCGGCCTCCTCGACACCTTCCACATCCTCGGCAAGATAGAGACCGACTACAAGACCACCTACAGCGCCGCCCTCCTCAGCGGCTCACAGGTCAACTACCTCATCGAAGCCAACCCCACCTACAAGGCCAACGTCGGCCCCCTCACCGACGGCACAATCGCATTACTTAAAGACCTCGCCACCTCACGCCAAGTCACCCTTGGCGGCCGCCCCATTACCCTCACCGCTGTAGAACTCAAGCCTACCAACGCCTACGCTGACGCACAGACCGCCACCATCACATGGCGCGAAGCCACCGAAGGCGGCACCACCGCCCCCGCCACACCACTCGGCACCTTCGACACCACCTTCGACTCCACCTTCGACCGAACAACATAAGGAGTTTAATAAGTTTAAGGAGTTTAATAAGTTTAATAAGTTGAAGCGCAGCAAGCAAAGGCGACCATTTGCACATTCTCCCATTTGCACATTCCCCCCCACACATTCCCAATATTAAATACATTCATCAACATTCGCACATTCTCCCATTTGCACATTGCGAATGCAAACATTCGCCCTCATGGAATACTTCGACATCCCCCAGACCCCCTTCGCAGCCGTCATGCAAGATGTAGCCGACACCACCACACTCTTCGACACCCCCACCGGCCGCATCCTCACCCGACCCGTACCCGGCTACGAAAGCGAAGCCTACGTACCCTTCGGCACCGACAACCAACTCCCCTACGACCTCATACGCCTCGTAGGCGACGATGAAGTCACCGCACAGAACAAACTCTTCAACGTACTCACCTGCTACGGAGCCGGCCTACAGCTCACCGACGATGCCACCGGCCTACCCACCGACAACCCCGAAGTCCTTCAATGGCAGCGCCGCCAAAACCAACCACAGTACCTCCTCAAGCAGATGACCGACATGAAATACTTCTACTACACCGTCTGCGTCATCATCCTCAGCCACGACGGCCACCGCATCAACCGCCTCGTCCACAAAGAAGCCTGCAACGTCCGTTTCCAAGCAGCCGACAAGCGCGGACGCATCAACCACATCTACTACGCCCTCTGGCAAGACAGCCAAGAGCGCGTCAGCGGAGTTGAGCGCATCCCCCTCCTCGACATGACCGACCCCTACACCGACCTTTGCCGCCGCCTCGCCATCGACCCCGACACCCACCTACCCATAGCCAAGCGCCGCCCCACACACGACCGCAAGTTTGCCGTCGTCATGCGTTTCCCCACAGCAGGCAACCAATATTACCCCGTCCCCTACTGGTCAGCCGTACTCCGTGGCGGATCCTACGATGAGAAGCGGCTCATCTCCACAGGCAAGCGCGCCAAGCTGCGCAACGTCACCAGCGTAAAGTACCAGATCGAAATCGAACGCACCTACTGGCAGCGCATCTGCATGGAGGAAAACATCACCGACCCCGTCAAGATGCAAGCGCGCGTCATACTCGAGAAGCAACGCATCAAAGACTTCATCTGCGGCGTAGAAAACTCCGGCAAAGCATGGATATCCGGCTACTACGTCAACCCTGACGGCCACGAAGTACGCGACATCCGCATCGTCAACATCGAAGGACAGAAAGAAGGAGGCGACTGGAACGAAGACGTACAAGCAGCAGCCAACACCATTTGCTACGCTGACAACGTCCACCCCAACCTCGTCGGAGCCGTACCCGGCAAGACACAGTCCAACAACTCAGGCTCCGACAAGCGCGAACTCTTCACCATGAAGCAAGCACTCGAGATCGCCTTCCACGACATGTTACTTCAACCCATCAACCTCGTATGTTGGTACAACCGTTGGGACCACATCACCCCCCGCATACCCATGATACAACTCACCACACTCGACCAACACACGGACGCAATACAAGTATAGCGAAGGTTAAGAGGTTAGAAGGTTATAATGTTATAAGGTAAAGAAGTTACCTTATACCTCCCGCCTACGTACCGCGTGCTTTCCAGCACGCGCGTCCACTTTCAGCAAGTACGGGCTGAAAGCCCAATGCTCGCCTTCACCCCAGGGCAACACCCTGGGGTTATGATAACGCGCCACAATGGCGCCCTGTAAGGGCAAAAGCACGACAAAGCAACTCCCAGCAAGCAAAGGCGACCATTTGCACATTCTCACATTTACACATTTGCACATTTTTTTTCCCCCCCCCATGATCACCACCACCGACCTCTTCAACAACTGGCTCCCCGCCTTCCGCACCCCCTCAGGCGACATCTTTACCAAGCTCGCCCCCTACATCGCCAACATCGAAGACACCCACCTCCAGCACCTACGCCCCACCTACGCGCCCACACGAGAAGAAGAGCAACTCATCGCCCGCGCCGCCACACTCCGCGCCGCCTACCTCCTCATACCCCAACTCGACCTCGTACTCACCCCCACAGGATTCGGCATCGTCTCCAACCAAAACACCGCACCCGCCAGTCCCGCGCGCGTCCAGTCCCTACGCGAAGAGCTACGCCATGCCGCCACACGAGCCGAAGAGCAAGTGCACCGCTACTTCCTCACCGCTCAAGCCTACGCCCTGCCCGAACTCATCGCCGTCAACCTCCTATGGTCACCCACACTCGCCACCGCCTACGGCATCACCACCACCGACCACCAGCCACTCTACCGCGAAGAACTTCAAGCACTACGCCCCCCCATCGAAGCCGCACAAGCCAAAGTAGCCGAACGCATCTCACCCGAACTCCTACACGTACTCATCACCCACCAGTACGACCCCGACACCGCCCACGACCGCGCCTCACTCCTCAAAGAACTCACCCACCAAGCACGACTCGCAATGGCCTCACTCATCAACCACGAACCACCCCCAGTCGTCAACCTCCACCTCCGCAACCTACAACTCAGTGCAGAGACCCACCTCACTGCACTACCAGAATACGCCAACTCAGCCACCTACCGCGCACATCACCTACAACCCTATGAAAACAAAAAAGACGACCCCGCCTTCTTCTTCGGATAACCCCCAAAAGTTGACAATAACAGTCAACCTCCCCACCGCATGGACAGGCCTCACCTCCCACCAACTCCGCTACCTATGCACCCTCCTCGCCTCAGGCCACTTCACCACCGATGAAGTCAAAGCCTACTTCCTCATACGACTCACAGGAGTAGCAGGCCTCATTCACCCCGAACGCCTCGTCCTCACCCTCGGCACCCTCATCGCCCACCTCGACTTCATCGACCAGCCACCCATCGCCCCCGTGCGCTACGATAGGGTAGGGCAGACCACCCCCGTTCACCCCCTCCTCAGTGGTACCCCCTTCCGCTCCTACCTCGAAGTCGAGAACTACTACCAAGGCTACCTCCAGTCGCGCAACCCTGAAGCCCTTGACGCACTCGGAGCCATACTCTACCCCGGCCACACCGCCACCTTCACCCCCGATGAGCGTTACATGCTACTACTATGGCTCGTGGGAATGAAGCAGCAGTACACCGACCTATTCCCCGACCTCTTCAGACAGTCAGCCACCACCGACCCTGACGACCTCCCCGACCCACGCGACATCATGAACGCCGAAATTCGCGCCCTCACCGCAGGCGACATCACCAAGACCGAAGCCGTCCTCTCTGCCGACACCCTCACCGCCCTCACCGAACTCAACGCCAAAGCACGAGAAGCACGCGAACTCGAAAGAAAAACCAAAGTTTAATGAGTTTAATAAGTTCAATGAGTTTAATAAGTTTAATAAATAGTTCCACCACGTTCAGCAGCACCTCGCCTACGTAACGCGCCCTTTCCTGTCCTACGTAACGCGTGCTTTCCAGCACGCGCGTCCACTCTCAGCAACTAAAGGCAACCATTTGCACATTTACACATTCTCACATTTGCACATTTACCCTCCCCATGTTCGACTTCATTGAATATATAAAGAGCCTCACCGCCGCCAACAAGTTAGCCACCGACAAACAGTTTCAACCTGTAACATGTTCAGGCATCAACTACCTCGAAGGCATGCTCGAAGAGTACCAGACCACCGCCAACTTCATCTGTACCACCGACACCTGTCAAGAGACCACCTTCCAGCAATCAGGCGGGTGGTTCAAGCGCCGCGTCTACACCGTATTTATCCTCGCCCGCCACGAGTACGGCAACATCGAAGACTACAACCAAAAGCTCACCCTCTGCCGCGAACTCTTTCGACAACTCCAAAGCCGCTTCCTCCACGATAGCGAACTCCTACAGACCCAACTTCTCTACCTCAACACCGCCGACATACGTTCCAACGAACTCGGAGCCACCTTCCTCAACGGCTGCACCGGCCTCTACTTCCTCCTCTCCATGGACGAACCCACCAACATCGCATACGACCCCAACGAATGGACGGAATAAGGTTAAAAAGTTGCCCCATATCTCGCGCCCTTTCCCGTCCTACGTAACGCGTGCTTTCCAGCACGCGCGTCCACAAAAACTAACTTTTTAACCCCCTAACCCTCCTAACCCCCTAACCCATGAACCAACCCTACCTCACCGCCTGGCGGCAGAAGATGATACAAATTTGGCAAGACCGCCTCGACCTCATGCAAGTACACCAAACAGGACAACTAAGAAAGAGCGTCCGCGCCACCGCCATGAGCGTCACCCAGACCGAAGCCACACTCGCATTCCAGTTCATACAATACGGCATCTACGTCGACCGCGGAGTAGGCAACGGCTACCGGCCCGGCAACGGAGGCGACCTAAAATTCCTCGGCAAAGCCTACAGAAAGCAACACAACTTAGGCAAACCACGCGAGAAGAAACCATGGTTCTCCCGTTCATGGTACATCTCCGTCGAAGTTCTCAAAAACCACATGGCCGCAATACTCGGAGACCAATTCTCCGCAGCCTTCGACAACCTCGAAGCATAAACAAAACGCCCCTGCCCCCTTGCCTCCTTTCGCCTCATTCCGTATCTTTGCCCACACAACCACAAAACTTGTTACACCATGACACCCAACACCGCATCCGCGTGGGAACTAATGCCCCCCACAGAGCACGCGCTATACTACGCCATCTTTGCCATCTTAGGCATTATCGTCCTCTTTTGCCTTTACAAAATCATATTTTGCCCAACAGAGCAAGACAAGCAGCAGCTACAAGACTACAAGCGCAAGTGGATTTTAAAGAAAGCCTACAAGCGCAGGTACCTATATTGGTACAAGAAAAGTCATGAAGTAATTAACGGATGCGCAGCACAAGCAGCAAACAAGCGCGATGCCTACGCGCGAAAGCACGCACAATAAGACTTATAGAAATACAACTACATATAAGCCGCATTTTTGTCTTTTCATCTCACCCCAAAAAGTGTTACTTTTGGCCCTATAACACAACAAGCCACAAGTAACACTCTTTTTGTATATGAACAGCAACGACATAAAGCAAGTAACCCTCGCACTCAACACAGAGCAAGCCACCAAAAAGCTCAGCGAGTTAACCACAAAGCTCGAAAGCGTGCGAAAGCTCAAGGCTGAAGCCTTTGAGAAAGGAGACGCCAAAGCCTACGCACTCTACACCTCCGAAGCAAAAAAACTCGAGCGACAGCAAGAGCGCCTCGTAAGCCGAACCCAAACCGTAGCGAGCACCCTACAAAACCTCGACCGCGCAACCCCCAAAGACCTCCAAAACACAATACGCGAAATTAACCGACAACTCAACAGCGGCTCAATCGCACGCGGCTCAAAAGAGTGGAACACACTCACCGCTGCTATGGCCGAAGCCAAAACAGAACTCCAAAAGATTAAAGAAGAGCAGAAGACAATCACTAAAGGAGACGGAACGTCGTGGCTGCAATCATTCGGAGACAAATGGCAGGGAGCGGTCGTCACCCTCAGCGGAATAAAAGACACCATCGCCGCACTCACCGACAAAGTAATGGGCTTCTACACCCAGTACGCACAAATGGCCGAACACATGTCTAACGTTAAGAAGTACACAGGGCTCGCAGATGAAGCCGTGCGACAACTCAACGAAGACTTCAAGCGAATGGACACACGCACCTCGCGAGAGCAACTCAACGACCTCGCAGCCGATGCAGGCCGACTCGGCATTCAGTCACGCCAGCAGATACTTGACTTCGTTCAAGCGGCTGACCAACTCAACGTCGCACTCGGTGAAGACCTCGGCGAAGACGGCGTAAAAAATATTGGTAAACTCGCCCAACTATTTGGCGACGCTGATCGTATGGGACTAAAGCAGGCCATGCTCGCAACAGGCTCCGTTATCAACGAACTCGCGCAAAGCTCATCCGCCTCCGAACCATACCTCATGGACTTCACCGCGCGCCTCGCTGGTGTGAGCAAGCAAGCAGGACTAACGCAAGCACAAGTCCTCGCCTTCGGCTCAATACTCGACCAAAGCATGGTCAACATTGAAAGAGGTGCCACAGCACTCCAAAACGTTATCGTAGCGCTTTATGCCAATCCCACTAAGATGGCGAAAGTCGCAGGCCTCGAAGTAAAGCAATTCTCCGAACTGCTTAAAAAGGACGGCAACGCTGCGCTCCTGAAATTTGTCGAAGGACTAAAGAGCACAGGAGGTATGGACAAACTCGCACCGCTATTGAAAGAGCTAAAACTCAGCGGTGCTGGCGTAACCCAGACACTCTCCGCACTCGCCAACAATCTGCAGAACTTAAAGAAAACGCAAGCGCAAGCCACCACCGCATTCCAGCAAGCCACCAGCGTCACCAATGAGTTCAACACCGCCAATAACACCGTACAAGCACGACTCGACAAAGCACGCAAGGCAGCTACCGATATGGCCGTAACATTAGGAGAGCAACTTGCACCAGTGGCCGAACGCATACTTTCTACAAGCACATACTTTATGAGCGTACTTTCTACGCTCGCCACATTCATCGCACGCAACACAAAGCAAATCGCAGCAGTAACAATAGCCATAGCAGCATACACCGTGGCCATTAATCTCGCGGCCATTAAGACGCTCCTCCTATCCACCTCAACCAAGGTAGCAGCTGCAGCCATGACCGCATGGAACGGAGCCATCGGACTGGCCAAAGGGCTCAGCCTCTCACTCTCTATGGCTCACTCCGCATTGACGGGCAACGTCACACGACTACGCGCCGCGCAGCTCTTACTCAATCGCACCCTCATCGCCAACCCTTACGTAGCCGTAGCCACCGCAGCCGTCGCAGCAGCGTCAGCCATTTACCTATGGCTCACCCGCGAGCGTGAACTCTCTACGGAGGAGAAGAAGCGTCAAGCCATTCAGCAAGACAACATGCAACTACAGCAGCGAGCCAACGCTGCTACCGCCACAACGCAAGCACGCATTCAACTCCTCACCGCCATAATCCACGACAATAACCGAAAGCTTTCCGACCGCCGTGCTGCCGTCAACGCGCTTAAGAAAATCATACCTGAGTACAACGCCCTCATCAACTCCGAAGGACGCATCACGCGTGAGAATACGCAAGCCATTAAGGACTACATCAAGCAACTACAACAGAAAGCGATCATCGAAGCCGCACAAGACAAACTAAAGCAGATTGCAGAACGACAGATCGGGCGCACAGAGCAACTCGGGCGCTACGACAATGCCGTCTCTATCAAGAAGGCGCGCCTACATGACTTCGAGCAGCAAAATAAAGAATGGCTCAAAAGCTATCACGAACTAGAGGCAGAAGTAGCGAAAGGCAACACCGAAGCCGCGAGAAGTCTCGGCACGATGATGCTAACGAGCACAGGCCAAACGTACGAGCGACTCCGCAAGGACCTACAGAAGGCGCAATCGTGGGTGAAAGATGCCAAAGACGACCTAAACATTTACGACGCACAGTCGCAAAGCCTCATTAAGACCATCGAACGCTTAGGGGGAAAGTTCGAGCAAATATTTAATGATAGTCCTACAACGCAAGAGGACACTGGCGGAGGCAGCGCTATCAGTTTTGGCAAAGAAGATAAGGAGACAGAACGCCGCAAGCGCATTCGCATTGCCAACGCACAACTCGACCAACAGCAGCGCAAAGAAGAATCACAAGCAGCCGTAGCATTTCAGACCGGACAAATCAAAAGCTATCAGCTCTACCAAGAGCGGCTCATCGACATCGACAACGCCTACATCGACAAAAGGCTCGCACTCTACAAAGCTGGCGACTCCGAAATCGCCACACTACAAAAGCAGAAAGCCGACAACGAGAAGGAGGACCTCCGACTACGACAAGAGTACTCACTGCAAGCCATTGACGAAGATACGCAGCAACAAACGCAAACACTCAAAGAAAGATACCTCCGGGGCGAAATCCAAGAAAAAGGATACCAGACCGCGCTCGACCGCATTCAAGAGCAACGGCTCACGCGACGCCTCAAGTGGCTCAAAGACCCCGCCAACGCCGCCGACCCCAAAGCCATTTACGATGCAGAGAAGCAACTCCAAGACCTACGCAACGCCCAAGCACTCACCCGACTCGATAAACTATTCCAGCAGGCGCAAGCCATGCGAGAAGAATATCTCAAGAAGTCACTCGACGACCAAGAAGTAGAAGAACTCGAACTCCTCGACCAACTGACCGAAGCCTTCAAGTGGTCACAAGATGAGCGCGCACGCTACGCTGAAGAAATCCACAAAAAGTACGAAAAGAAGCGCGAAGAAGAAAAAGACAACAACAGCAAACCCGATAACAAGAAGTCCGACGACACCTCACCCCTCACCGGATCAACCGACGCAATGAGCGCAGCCGTCATCAACTTCGCCCGTATCTTCGAACAACTACAAAAGAAAATCGACAGCGGCAAAGCCACCTGGCAAGACTACGCAGCAGCAGGAGTTGCTGCCGTGGCCATAGTCACCGCAACAATGAGCAGCGCCACCCAACTCGTGCAAGCCAACCAACAACTCGAAGAAGCACGCATCACCAAACGCTACGACAACGAAATCAAAGCAGCCGCAGGCAACTCAAAGAAGAAGAAAAAGCTCGAAGAGCAAAAGGAGGCCGAACTCGCAAAGGTCAAGACCAAGTACAACAAAAAGGCCATGAAGATCGAACTCGCACAAGCCACCGCACAAATGGCAATGAGCGCCATCCTAGCCTTCAATGACGCACTCCAGATCGGCGGACTCGCCGGTATCATCTTCGCACCTATCGCAGCTGCTGCAGCACTCGCAGCAGGAGCCATTCAAATCGCAACCATAAAGAAGCAACACGCAGCGCAAGCCGAAGGCTATTACACAGGCGGTTTCACCCCCGGGCGCAATTACCGACAAGCAGCAGGCATCGTCCACCAAGGTGAGTTCGTAGCCAACCACCAAGCAGTCAACAATCCAGCACTCCTCCCCGTACTTCAACTCATCGACCAAGCGCAGCGCACCAACCGCGTAGCCTCACTCACCCCCGATGACGTAAGCCGAGCCATAGCCGCCCCACAGCGCACAGCAGCAGCCACCGCCACCACAGCCACAGCCACTGCTGAAGCCGCCACCACCGCGCCACAAACGCTCCAAATCATCAACACCGCCACCGACCGACAGACCGACACCCTCGAGCGCCTCACCGCACAACTCGACCGAGGCATCACCGCCACCGTCACCATTGACGGACCCAACGGCCTCGACCGACAGTACCGACGCTATCAACAACTCAACAACGTATAATCCCGAAGGTTAAAAGGTTATAAGGTTAAAAAGTAGCCTTATACCTCGCGCCAACATGCCCCACGTACCACGCGTTTTTCAGTCCTACGTAACGCGTGCTTTCCAGCACGCGCGTCCACTATCAGCAAGCAAAGGCAACCATTTGCACATTTGCACATTCTCACATTTGCACATTTCCTCCGCATTTGCACATTCACACATCCACACATTCACCCCCATGCTCCAACTCCTTCTAAATAACAAACCCGCCACCATTAAGACCGGCACCACCTTCAAGCTCAACCGCGTCAACCCCTATTTCGACGACCAAGGCGACTACACCTTCGAAGTACAACTCCCACTCCAAGGCTCACCCCAAAACCTCGCCATATTCGGCCCCCTCCACCGCCCTGAACTCTCCCACACCCACCTCATAGGCACCAGCCTCCCCTTCCAACTCATCGCACCCCCCGTCACCCTACAAGGCTACGCCACCATCACCAGCATCACCGAAGCCGAAGTCAAAGTACAACTCAAAGCAGGAAAGTCCACACTCCTCAACGCACAAGGATCCGACACACAATACATAGACCAACTCCCCCTCGGCACCGCATGGAACGCACAGACCCTACCAACCGACCCCACCCTCCGTTTCGGCACAGTCCAAGAGACCGATGCCGTCATCTTCCCCCTTTACTCCGAAGCCACCGACCTCGTAGTCAACGCACTCGCCAACGACACCCGCGACCCCGACATCGCATACTACATCACCATAACCACCGACACCGACCACGGCCAAGACCACGAAGTAATAACCACCAAACACACCGACCGCACCCTCATCGCACCCCAACACTACCTCCTGACCATACTCAAAAGCATCATCACCACCCTCGGCTACCAACAAGGCGACTGGACAGCAATCACTGACGACCCCATACGAGCCAACCTCGTCATCCTCAACACCGACTGTCGTTTCGAACGCGCAGCAGCACTCCCACACTGGACCGTCAAGCAATTCCTCACCGAAGTACAAAACATCCTCGGCATCGTCTTCACCGTCGAAGCCAACACCGTCAACGTCCGCCCCCTACCACAATACTACGACCAAACCAACACACTCATCACCCTCCGCCAAGTAACCGACACCCACACCACCGACCTCGAACACACCGCCACCATAGAGTCCAAAGTACTCGGCTGCGCCACCTACAAGTTCCCCACCGACGACCCCATGCTCCAACTACCAGCCGAAGTCTACGAGAAAGCCACCCCCCTCAAGTTCGCCAACAAAGGCGACATCTACAACCACTTCGCCACCCTCACCGCAGAGCAGCGAGCGCAATCCCAATACCTCTACCTCGACCTTTCCACCGCCAACCTCTACGCCATACTCCACCGCGCTGACGACCCCACAACATACCAACTCGTACAAGTCGATCAACTCGCACCCTCCAACACCGACCCCACAGCACGAGCCAACGCCACCGAACTCAACATCGTACCAGCCCACACCATCCTCGCCGCCCCCTCATGTTGGACAGGCCAACTCAACGGCCGCGACTCCGTACGCACCTACACCCCTGCCACCGATCCCGACACCGCCTACCCCTTACTCTCCATTCCCAACCCCATAACCGACACCACCCTCCCTTACAGCATCGACCAAGCAATCAACCCCACAGGAGACACCACCACCGACACCACCACCGAAAAGGCCGACACCCTATTTCTCGCCTGGTACCACGGCCGCAACGAGACCGCAGGCCGCTACAACCTGGCCCTTTTCCCTTCCCCCATAGCCATAACCCTATATAAAGACACCACCACCGGCCTCTACTCCAGCACCAACCAACGAGGCTACAACCCCACCTCCGCCACCACAGCACCCCTATTTCCAAAAGACACCCCCTTCGCACTCTCCACACAAGGAGGCGACCCCTATGTCGGCTACGGCTGCATAGGCAACTTTCTAACAGGAGCCACCAACATCGACACACGCACCGAACACCAATTCCAATTTCTCGACCCCATCAACCCCGACCCAACAGCCACCTACCTCATTCGCGGGCGACGCTACGCCTGTCACCGCCTCGAACTCACCCTCACACCCACAGGACTCGCCCAACTCATACAAGGCTACTTCTACGAACTACAATAAAAAAAACTTTCCCACATTCCCCCGCCCCCACGCCCACCGCGCGGGGGCGTTCTTTTTGTCTTTTTCCCCACACCTCCCATTCACTACCTTTGTGCCAAACATCATTAACCCCCAAACAACACACAACAATGGCACAACCCTCAGCAGCCAGAGGCCGCAAAGCAGCCGACATTCACAACGACTACAAAACATTCGTCAACAAGTTCAAGCCACGCCACACCACCGACTCCTGCAACACCCCGTGCCATAAGGCACGGGTTTTTATTTCTCCTTAA